ATGAATTTGGAACTAAAAGCAAAAACGCCGATCATTGATGCCGTTTACGACATACTGTACAACAATAAAGAACCTAAAAAAGTATTTAAAAAACTAACAGATAAATTAGATTAATACGCTATGAAAAATGATCATTTAATAAATCACCCGTGGCTAATTGGCGGTTTTGCAATTGCAGTTGTAATAATGCTTTTGCTTGATTTAGGTGTTTTCAATAAGAAAAGTCATACCATATCAAACAAAGAGGCACTTTCTTGGTCAATAGTGTGGATTGCCCTTTCTATGGTTTTCAGTGGCGTTGTTTATTGGGTTTTAGACAAACCTTACGGAATTACCGATAATTTTGCAAAGTACCAAGCAGCTTATTGGATAGAAAAAGCACTATCGGTTGATAACCTTTTTGTCTTTATTCTAGTCTTTAAATTTTTTAAGATACCGAAAGAATATCAGCACAAAGTACTTTTTTGGGGAATTTTAGGAGCCTTGTTTTTTAGAGCGATTTTTATTTTTGCGGGTGTAGAATTAATAAAACTAACCTATGTAACATTATCATTTTTGGGAATTGATGCCGAAACAGGCGAACCACGCCAATTAAACGTTGTATTATTTATTTTTGGTATATTCCTTATTATTGCAGGAATTAAATCATGGGCTTCTGATACTGATGAGGAAGAAGGAGCAGATATGTCTAAAAACATTGGTGTTCGTTTAGTACACAAGTTTTTTAAAGTAACCAAAGATTTTCATGGCGATAAATTCTTTACGGTAGAAAACGGCGTAAAAATGGTTACACCATTATTTGTTGCATTAGCTGTTATAGAAATTACCGATTTGGTTTTCGCAGTTGATAGTATTCCTGCAATTTTTGCTATTGCACCAGACGATCCGTTTATTCTTTACACATCAAACATATTTGCTATTTTAGGATTGCGTTCGCTTTACTTTTTATTGGCAAATTCAATGGATATGTTCTCTAAACTACACTACGGTTTAGCAATTATTTTGGCGTTCATCGGTGTAAAAATGATCATTATGCCATATTACCATTTCGATTCTTCTATATCGTTAGCCATCATAGGTTCGGTATTGGCAATATCGGTTATTTGGTCGTTAATATCAAACAGAAAACAAAAAGAAGCATAAAATAAACAAAAAGCCAGATTTTAAATCTGGCTTTTTGTTTCAATTAAAAAACTACATCATTGTATTCATACGGATACTCGCTTTAACCATTGCTAATGCAGTTATTTGTGATAAATGGATGTCTTTAGGTTGATGATGCTCGTTTTGACTTACCAATTTAATAAAATCCTTTTCTTCTTCTGATTTTTGCAAATATTTCACAGTTATATACTCTTCCCAATCATTTAACTGAATACTTAACAAATACATTTCGCCAAAGAAAATATTTTCAGCGGTTGTTTCTTTATATAAAATAATATCGCCGCTTTTAAGCAACGGGTACATGCTGTCTCCAATTACTTTTACTGCTCCGTCACATTTAGGTAAATTAGGTATTTTTATGGTATCTGTAATATTCTGCGGATTCTCTTTGCTGAAAAGTTCTTTTAAACCGGCAACAGCCTCTAAATTGTAAAGAGGTATTTCCTGATTCCCCCAAACGGAATCTGTCGTTTTTCTCGCATTATTTATAAGACTGATGTTATAATTATCTTGCTTCAACATTTTTCCGTTACCCGTTACTAGCCATTCAATGTTATATTTGGGATAATTTTCAACCAAACTTAAAAACCACTTTGCCTGTACATCGCTATTGTTTGCAATTGCTCTAGACAAAACTCCTTTACTTGCACCAATTGCTTTTTCAAGGTGAGTTATCTTAATGTTTTCATTTTCAGATACTTTTAAAAAAGCGTTTAAAATATTATTCATGAATATCGAAAATTATCTATATTAAAATTTATATGTTGAAAATTATCTTCTATATTTGTTCTTTGATTAAACAAATGTATAACAAAAAACATTTTTAATGATGACAATTTCACAAATAAAGAAAAATATGAAGCATGGAGATTATAATATTCTCCAAAAGCTGTTAAAACTTTCAACCGAAAGTGCTGCAAGACAAAAATTTTTACGTGGCGATAAAGATGCCGTAGAAGGAATGATAAAAATTCAGGAAAACAGATCTATTTTTTGCGATCTGCATGCTGATGAAGACTGTTCCTGTCACGACGATCTTAAAGGAGCTATAAACCAAAAGGCAGATATCAACCATACACATGATTGGAATGAAATTACAGGTAAACCAACAGAATTTCCGCCAACACATCATTCGCATAACATTAGAGATATTGAAGAATTAGACGATTTATTACATAATGTTGATGATCTTCGAAATCTTTCAAATCAAAAGCTTGATAGAGATGGATCTAATGCAACAGGTTCTTTAGCATCAACTATTGCAAATAATCACATGCATAGTAATAAAGCTATTCTAGATACTGTTACTGCGTCAAAAGTCAACGATTGGGACAATGCTGCTAGTAAAACACATAATGCGGTTACGTTAGGATCAAATGCTACGGGATTAACAATTACCAATCAGGTATTGCAATTTAGTAATGGTTACCAACTACCTACAACAATTAAAGTTAATGAGTGGGACGATGCCTATTTAAAAAGACATACACATAGTAATAAAGCGGTGTTGGATAATCTTACACAATCGGTAATAGATCAAACACACGTGCACTCAAATAAATCTGTGATTGATGGTATTACCGCACAAATGGTAAATAATTGGAATGGATCATTTGCGAATAATCATACCCATAATAACAAATCTACATTAGATGGAATTTCGGCTGCCGATGTTACAAATTGGGATACAGCACATGCAAATAACCACACGCATACAAACAAAGTTATTTTAGATGCAATTACGGCTGCTTATACTGTTGCAGAAAAAGACAAACTGGCTACTGTTCAGCCAAATGCGCAAGTAAATGTAAAAGCCGATTGGAATGCAACATCCGGAGATGCTGAGATTCTAAACAAACCGACCAGCTTTAATCCTAAATCTCACAATCATACAATCAGTGACGTTGCAGGTTTACAAATTGAATTAGATTCTAAATTAGAAACACCTCATTTAAATGGTTTTGTACACGATGTTGCTTATAACAGTAGTTTGCATACAATTACTTTTTACCAGCGTAACGAACCAAACATCGTAATTGATCTGCCTATTGAGCATTTAATTAAAGGCGTACAGTTACATGGGAACGATTTGGTATTTACGTTTGAAGATGGTTCAAATGTAACAATCCCAATGAATACCTTGCTTGTTGGTGTGGTGAAATCAGTTAATGGATTAGTAGCCAATTCTCAAGGCGAGGTTGTTTTAGATATTACTGATATCCCAGGACTGCAAAGCGCGTTGAATGCTAAAGCTAATACTAGTGGATATTATTCAGGGTTAAGTGTTGGAGATTCTACTCTATGGGCTGGTCAAAGATATGTAGAATTAGGAACAAATGGTAACATTAGTCATTTTATGACATTTGATCCTGATAATAATATCTGGAGAAAAGCGTCGATATCCCATACTCAAAATACTTTAGGTATAAACACAGCTTTAAATCTAAATTTACAACAGGTTACAAACAATGGAAATATAACTACAAATCAAATTGTAGTGAAAAATACAGGTTATGATGATTATACTATCATTGCAGGTCAAGATTTTAGATTTTTAACAAGTGGAGGTTCAGCTTTAAAGATTTTAACAGGAGGTGTATTAACTTCTGATAGTTATTCTGATGCTTCTTTAGTTCCTATTAATGGTGGATATTTTAAAGGAACAGTAGCTACATTAAATCATTTATCATCATTAGAATGGGCAACTGCTTATAATATAGCTATTGCATTACAAAATACTCAAGGAAATTATGTAAGTAAATTAAATGTAAATGAAAATGTAGATGGTCAAAAAAGATTTATAGGAGGTTACACAGATTGGGTTTTAAATAATGATGATGTTACAAATGGTAGAGGATTTGTACAATCTTTTCCAAATGCATTCCTTACAGGTACACTAAATGATGCAGATTATATTTTATATAGAAACGGACTTCAACATGTTTATTTACAATCTAATAGAACTTTGTTTTCTTTACCTGTGGAAAGTTCTCAATTTGTTGCCAACAGCGGTGGTTTAATTGTTCGTGGAAATGGAGGCGTAAATTCAAATACAACTAAAATGTTTTTTGAAAACAATACAGCTTCAATAGGTTGGGCTATATCACAAGGGGTAAACGGAGTAACGCAGGAGGGATTAAGTTTTGGAACTTGGGATGGTTCTACTTTTACAAATAAAATGTTTTTAGAGCCGGTAGGTAATTTAAACTTATACGCAAATATAGTAACAAGTAATTATGGAAGTGCTGATTTATGGAATCAAGGATATTTAAACAGTCAAACAGCATTAAGTTTAAGCTGGAATGATACTCTATTAAACAACCCTGTTACTACGAGTTTACCTATATTTAATAGAGGTCAAGGACAAAAATTTATATTAAAAAGTCAGTCAGCAGTTGGAGATAATTATTTTTCATTTTTCAATAATGCTGGTTCAGAAACCCATTATTTAGGGTTGGGTAGTACAGGTAATGATAATTTTGCATTTGTTAGTACTGCTAACACTTCTTTTAATTTTTACGCCAACAATAATCATATCTTACAAATACAAGATGGATATATAGAAGCTTACAGAGATTTGTATGTTTCAAATGGTGGTACTATACACACATCAAATGCAGGTAATTCCGACCAATGGTATAGAGCTTATACTTGGGGAATTTTAAGAGATAGTAGTGTAGGTTTAAATAACGCATCTGGAATTGGTTCTAATAACGGAATGGTTCAGAAATATTGGTTTGATTATAATTGGGCTAATATGGGCTATGCAGGTTCTACAATATCTTTTGGAGGGTTTTCAGGAAGTTATCAAACTGAAATTTTTGGAGAGTATGGTAACGGTGGGAATCGTTTAGGATTCAGAACTAGAAATGATGATGTTAACCAATGGAATCCTTCAAGATGGTTATGGCATGATGGTAATTTTGACCCAGATGGAAAAGCTAATGTATTTGGAAGTAATTTACAAAATATTCCTAATTGGCAATCGGTATTAGGTATAACAGGTTTAGGTACTAACAAAGCTAATATAGACGGAACTAACCTTACTAATATTGCTAATTGGCGTTCTGTTTTAAACATACCGACAGATAATAACCAATTAGGGAACGGAGCCGGATATATTACAGCAGCAAATTTACCAAATGTATCCAATGCAACTATTACCTATCAGGGAACCGGTGCAATTACGGGTGGTGGTTCACATACAATCAATCAATCAGGTAATAGCACTTACAATTTCGATTTAACAAATCAGACTAAAAATGAAATTTCTTTAGGTGTTATTGCGTATAATTCCTTGTCGTCTAAACAAGATACTTTAATTGCTGGTAGCGGAATATCTATTGTAGGAAATACAATTAGTGCTACAGGAAGTAGTGGTGGCGCAGGCGGTATTGAAAGAATATTTACTGATAATTCACAACAATCTGGACCAACAGCTTCTAATATGCCTTTGTTGTTTACATCACATGAAGCTTATGGGAAGCCTGAAACGCAAATAGATGACCAAGAGTATGGTAATTTAACTATGAAAGTTGAAACTGGAGATGTAGTTAGATTTTATGGATCTTTAGATAATGTGTTTACTGACATACAGCCTACAGGAAGTACCTATTATTTAGATATTGACGGATTAAGAAAACACATCTATAATATCATCTTTCAAAGCTCAGGTGGAGTAGGTGGTACTGTTAGATTTGATAAAGGTATCTATACAGGGGATCAAATTAATATTACAGTTCCAAAAGGGCAGCAGATTGTAATGCAATCTACGGCTAATATAGTATCTTCTTACGGTTCAGGTGGAGGTGTAGAAGTTTTAACTCATGCTAATTTAATTTGGGATGCTAAATTAGATTCCTGGATATTAGTTAGTTATGATTAATGTTTGAAAGTTATGAAAAAAGCAAGCAAAAAAATAATTGAATTTATAGCAAATTTTGAAGCCTTTAGAAGCAAACCTTATTTAGATGTTGCCGGAATACCAACTATTGGCTATGGAGCCACCTATTATGAAAATGGCGTAAAAGTGACTATGAACGATGCGCCTGTTACACATGAACGGGCATTACAGCTAAAAGCATTTCATATACAGGTTGCCGAAAAAGCAGTGCGACAATTTGTGAAGTCTACGGTTAATCAAAACCAGTTTGATGCTTTGGTAAGTTTTACTTATAATTTGGGAGCAACGGCATTAAAAAACTCCACGCTTCTAAAAAAGGTGAATGCAAATCCAAATGATAAAAGCATTGAAGCCGAGTTTAAAAAGTGGATAAATATCCGGAATCCAAAAACAGGTAGGTTAGAAAAAAGCAACGGTTTAATTCGCCGAAGGAATGAAGAAGCAGCTATTTATTTTAGTTAGATAAAAGAAAACGGAACTTATATAGTTCCGTTTTTTATAATTACAATTATAGAAATAAATCTATATTTATAAATTATTAAAATAGAAAAATAACTATATTTGTAAAATAAATTCTAAACATTTTTAAAATGAATACAATCATACAAGACATTGCATTAGTAGTAATTCCAACAGCAATAACCTGGTTTTTGGCTCGAAGAAAAAACAATGCAGATGTAAAAACTACCGAAATAGAAAACGAAGTAAAAGCAGCCGAATTCTACAAATTATTGTTAGATGACGCTATGAAAAGACTCGAAGTTGCTATAAACACTATTAATTCCCAAGATAAAAGAATTCAATTGCTTTTGGTTGAGGTTGAGAATTTAACCGAAGAATTAAAAAAATACAAACAGTTAAATGGTAAAACTTCCGAACGAATTCAAACACTAACAAACGGAAATAAAGTAATAGAAAAATAACTCAATTAAAAATTAAATACAAAATGAAACAAATACTAATCATATTACTATGTGCATGTACTGTTGGGTGTAAATGCAAAAAAAATAGCCAGCAGATTTTCGAAACCAGAACCGAAACTATAATGCAAAAAGATACCGTTTTTCGTATTCGGGCAGATACCTCTCAATACATAGGCAATTTAGCGGTAAAAGATAACAAAATCTATTTAGAAGAAATAAAGCATACCGCAGGAAAAGAAACACCCTTACAAAAACCACGCGTAAAGTTGCAAAACAACCAATTATTGGTAGATTGTTATTTAGATGAGCAAAAGCTGTATGCAAAATGGAAAGAAAAACACAGCACCAACCAAAAAACAATTATTAAAGAAGTAGCGGTTGCAAAACCTTTAGCCTTTTGGCAAAAGTTATTAATGTACACAGGCGGTATTTCTTTAGTAATTATCGCAGGTTGGTTGGTTAATAGATTATACTTAAGGAAAATTTAATTAAGAAGTATATAATCTTAAAATAAAAATATCGTCTAATTAGACGATATTTTTATTTTAAGATTATATACTTCTTAATTAAATTTTCCTTAAGTATAATCTATTAACCAACCAACCTGCGATAATTACTAAAGAAATACCGCCTGTGTACATTAATAACTTTTGCCAAAAGGCTAAAGGTTTTGCAACCGCTACTTCTTTAATAATTGTTTTTTGGTTGGTGCTGTGTTTTTCTTTCCATTTTGCATACAGCTTTTGCTCATCTAAATAACAATCTACCAATAATTGGTTGTTTTGCAACTTTACGCGTGGTTTTTGTAAGGGTGTTTCTTTTCCTGCGGTATGCTTTATTTCTTCTAAATAGATTTTGTTATCTTTTACCGCTAAATTGCCTATGTATTGAGAGGTATCTGCCCGAATACGAAAAACGGTATCTTTTTGCATTATAGTTTCGGTTCTGGTTTCGAAAATCTGCTGGCTATTTTTTTTGCATTTACACCCAACAGTACATGCACATAGTAATATGATTAGTATTTGTTTCATTTTGTATTTAATTTTTAATTGAGTTATTTTTCTATTACTTTATTTCCGTTTGTTAGTGTTTGAATTCGTTCGGAAGTTTTACCATTTAACTGTTTGTATTTTTTTAATTCTTCGGTTAAATTCTCAACCTCAACCAAAAGCAATTGAATTCTTTTATCTTGGGAATTAATAGTGTTTATAGCAACTTCGAGTCTTTTCATAGCGTCATCTAACAATAATTTGTAGAATTCGGCTGCTTTTACTTCGTTTTCTATTTCGGTAGTTTTTACATCTGCATTGTTTTTTCTTCGAGCCAAAAACCAGGTTATTGCTGTTGGAATTACTACTAATGCAATGTCTTGTATGATTGTATTCATTTTAAAAATGTTTAGAATTTATTTTACAAATATAGTTATTTTTCTATTTTAATAATTTATAAATATAGATTTATTTCTATAATTGTAATTATAAAAAACGGAACTATATAAGTTCCGTTTTCTTTTATCTAACTAAAATAAATAGCTGCTTCTTCATTCCTTCGGCGAATTAAACCGTTGCTTTTTTCTAACCTACCTGTTTTTGGATTCCGGATATTTATCCACTTTTTAAACTCGGCTTCAATGCTTTTATCATTTGGATTTGCATTCACCTTTTTTAGAAGCGTGGAGTTTTTTAATGCCGTTGCTCCCAAATTATAAGTAAAACTTACCAAAGCATCAAACTGGTTTTGATTAACCGTAGACTTCACAAATTGTCGCACTGCTTTTTCGGCAACCTGTATATGAAATGCTTTTAGCTGTAATGCCCGTTCATGTGTAACAGGCGCATCGTTCATAGTCACTTTTACGCCATTTTCATAATAGGTGGCTCCATAGCCAATAGTTGGTATTCCGGCAACATCTAAATAAGGTTTGCTTCTAAAGGCTTCAAAATTTGCTATAAATTCAATTATTTTTTTGCTTGCTTTTTTCATAACTTTCAAACATTAATCATAACTAACTAATATCCAGGAATCTAATTTAGCATCCCAAATTAAATTAGCATGAGTTAAAACTTCTACACCTCCACCTGAACCGTAAGAAGATACTATATTAGCCGTAGATTGCATTACAATCTGCTGCCCTTTTGGAACTGTAATATTAATTTGATCCCCTGTATAGATACCTTTATCAAATCTAACAGTACCACCTACTCCACCTGAGCTTTGAAAGATGATATTATAGATGTGTTTTCTTAATCCGTCAATATCTAAATAATAGGTACTTCCTGTAGGCTGTATGTCAGTAAACACATTATCTAAAGATCCATAAAATCTAACTACATCTCCAGTTTCAACTTTCATAGTTAAATTACCATACTCTTGGTCATCTATTTGCGTTTCAGGCTTCCCATAAGCTTCATGTGATGTAAACAACAAAGGCATATTAGAAGCTGTTGGTCCAGATTGTTGTGAATTATCAGTAAATATTCTTTCAATACCGCCTGCGCCACCACTACTTCCTGTAGCACTAATTGTATTTCCTACAATAGATATTCCGCTACCAGCAATTAAAGTATCTTGTTTAGACGACAAGGAATTATACGCAATAACACCTAAAGAAATTTCATTTTTAGTCTGATTTGTTAAATCGAAATTGTAAGTGCTATTACCTGATTGATTGATTGTATGTGAACCACCACCCGTAATTGCACCGGTTCCCTGATAGGTAATAGTTGCATTGGATACATTTGGTAAATTTGCTGCTGTAATATATCCGGCTCCGTTCCCTAATTGGTTATTATCTGTCGGTATGTTTAAAACAGAACGCCAATTAGCAATATTAGTAAGGTTAGTTCCGTCTATATTAGCTTTGTTAGTACCTAAACCTGTTATACCTAATACCGATTGCCAATTAGGAATATTTTGTAAATTACTTCCAAATACATTAGCTTTTCCATCTGGGTCAAAATTACCATCATGCCATAACCATCTTGAAGGATTCCATTGGTTAACATCATCATTTCTAGTTCTGAATCCTAAACGATTCCCACCGTTACCATACTCTCCAAAAATTTCAGTTTGATAACTTCCTGAAAACCCTCCAAAAGATATTGTAGAACCTGCATAGCCCATATTAGCCCAATTATAATCAAACCAATATTTCTGAACCATTCCGTTATTAGAACCAATTCCAGATGCGTTATTTAAACCTACACTACTATCTCTTAAAATTCCCCAAGTATAAGCTCTATACCATTGGTCGGAATTACCTGCATTTGATGTGTGTATAGTACCACCATTTGAAACATACAAATCTCTGTAAGCTTCTATATATCCATCTTGTATTTGTAAGATATGATTATTGTTGGCGTAAAAATTAAAAGAAGTGTTAGCAGTACTAACAAATGCAAAATTATCATTACCTGTACTACCCAACCCTAAATAATGGGTTTCTGAACCAGCATTATTGAAAAATGAAAAATAATTATCTCCAACTGCTGACTGACTTTTTAATATAAATTTTTGTCCTTGACCTCTATTAAATATAGGTAAACTCGTAGTAACAGGGTTGTTTAATAGAGTATCATTCCAGCTTAAACTTAATGCTGTTTGACTGTTTAAATATCCTTGATTCCATAAATCAGCACTTCCATAATTACTTGTTACTATATTTGCGTATAAGTTTAAATTACCTACCGGCTCTAAAAACATTTTATTTGTAAAAGTAGAACCATCCCAAGTTCCAAAACTTAATCCCTCCTGCGTTACTCCGTTTACCCCTTGTGATATAGCCCAACCTATTGAAGCTGTATTGTTTTCAAAAAACATTTTAGTTGTATTTGAATTTACGCCTCCATTTCCACGAACAATTAAACCACCGCTGTTGGCAACAAATTGAGAACTTTCCACAGGTAAAGAAAACAAAGTTCTATTAGATTGTAAATAAACATGTTGAAGTCCGTTTCTATATAAAATATAATCTGCATCATTTAGTGTACCTGTAAGGAATGCATTTGGAAAAGATTGTACAAATCCTCTACCATTTGTAACATCATCATTATTTAAAACCCAATCTGTGTAACCTCCTATAAATCTTTTTTGACCATCTACATTTTCATTTACATTTAATTTACTTACATAATTTCCTTGAGTATTTTGTAATGCAATAGCTATATTATAAGCAGTTGCCCATTCTAATGATGATAAATGATTTAATGTAGCTACTGTTCCTTTAAAATATCCACCATTAATAGGAACTAAAGAAGCATCAGAATAACTATCAGAAGTTAATACACCTCCTGTTAAAATCTTTAAAGCTGAACCTCCACTTGTTAAAAATCTAAAATCTTGACCTGCAATGATAGTATAATCATCATAACCTGTATTTTTCACTACAATTTGATTTGTAGTTATATTTCCATTGTTTGTAACCTGTTGTAAATTTAGATTTAAAGCTGTGTTTATACCTAAAGTATTTTGAGTATGGGATATCGACGCTTTTCTCCAGATATTATTATCAGGATCAAATGTCATAAAATGACTAATGTTACCATTTGTTCCTAATTCTACATATCTTTGACCAGCCCATAGAGTAGAATCTCCAACACTTAACCCTGAATAATATCCACTAGTATTAGCTTTAGCATTCAACGCGCTTTGCAGTCCTGGGATATCAGTAATATCTAAAACAACCTCGCCTTGAGAATTGGCTACTAATCCATTAACTGATTTCACCACACCAACAAGCAAGGTATTCATTGGGATTGTTACATTTGAACCATCTTCAAACGTAAATACCAAATCGTTCCCATGTAACTGTACGCCTTTAATTAAATGCTCAATAGGCAGATCAATTACGATGTTTGGTTCGTTACGCTGGTAAAAAGTAATTGTATGCAAACTACTGTTATAAGCAACATCGTGTACAAAACCATTTAAATGAGGTGTTTCTAATTTAGAATCTAATTCAATTTGTAAACCTGCAACGTCACTGATTGTATGATTGTGAGATTTAGGATTAAAGCTGGTCGGTTTGTTTAGAATCTCAGCATCTCCGGATGTTGCATTCCAATCGGCTTTTACATTTACTTGCGCATTTGGCTGAACAGTAGCCAGTTTGTCTTTTTCTGCAACAGTATAAGCAGCCGTAATTGCATCTAAAATAACTTTGTTTGTATGCGTGTGGTTATTTGCATGTGCTGTATCCCAATTTGTAACATCGGCAGCCGAAATTCCATCTAATGTAGATTTGTTATTATGGGTATGATTATTCGCAAATGATCCATTCCAATTATTTACCATTTGTGCGGTAATACCATCAATCACAGATTTATTTGAGTGCACGTGTGTTTGATCTATTACCGATTGTGTAAGATTATCCAACACCGCTTTATTACTATGTGTATGTCTTTTTAAATAGGCATCGTCCCACTCATTAACTTTAATTGTTGTAGGTAGTTGGTAACCATTACTAAATTGCAATACCTGATTGGTAATTGTTAATCCCGTAGCATTTGATCCTAACGTAACCGCATTATGTGTTTTACTAGCAGCATTGTCCCAATCGTTGACTTTTGACGCAGTAACAGTATCTAGAATAGCTTTATTACTATGCATGTGATTATTTGCAATAGTTGATGCTAAAGAACCTGTTGCATTAGATCCATCTCTATCAAGCTTTTGATTTGAAAGATTTCGAAGATCATCAACATTATGTAATAAATCGTCTAATTCTTCAATATCTCTAATGTTATGCGAATGATGTGTTGGCGGAAATTCTGTTGGTTTACCTGTAATTTCATTCCAATCATGTGTATGGTTGATATCTGCCTTTTGGTTTATAGCTCCTTTAAGATCGTCGTGACAGGAACAGTCTTCATCAGCATGCAGATCGCAAAAAATAGATCTGTTTTCCTGAATTTTTATCATTCCTTCTACGGCATCTTTATCGCCACGTAAAAATTTTTGTCTTGCAGCACTTTCGGTTGAAAGTTTTAACAGCTTTTGGAGAATATTATAATCTCCATGCTTCATATTTTTCTTTATTTGTGAAATTGTCATCATTAAAAATGTTTTTTGTTATACATTTGTTTAATCAAAGAACAAATATAGAAGATAATTTTCAACATATAAATTTTAATATAGATAATTTTCGATATTCATGAATAATATTTTAAACGCTTTTTTAAAAGTATCTGAAAATGAAAACATTAAGATAACTCACCTTGAAAAAGCAATTGGTGCAAGTAAAGGAGTTTTGTCTAGAGCAATTGCAAACAATAGCGATGTACAGGCAAAGTGGTTTTTAAGTTTGGTTGAAAATTATCCCAAATATAACATTGAATGGCTAGTAACGGGTAACGGAAAAATGTTGAAGCAAGATAATTATAACATCAGTCTTATAAATAATGCGAGAAAAACGACAGATTCCGTTTGGGGGAATCAGGAAATACCTCTTTACAATTTAGAGGCTGTTGCCGGTTTAAAAGAACTTTTCAGCAAAGAGAATCCGCAGAATATTACAGATACCATAAAAATACCTAATTTACCTAAATGTGACGGAGCAGTAAAAGTAATTGGAGACAGCATGTACCCGTTGCTTAAAAGCGGCGATATTATTTTATATAAAGAAACAACCGCTGAAAATATTTTCTTTGGCGAAATGTATTTGTTAAGTATTCAGTTAAATGATTGGGAAGAGTATATAACTGTGAAATATTTGCAAAAATCAGAAGAAGAAAAGGATTTTATTAAATTGGTAAGTCAAAACGAGCATCATCAACCTAAAGACATCCATTTATCACAAATAACTGCATTAGCAATGGTTAAAGCGAGTATCCGTATGAATACAATGATGTAGTTTTTTAATTGAAACAAAAAGCCAGATTTAAAATCTGGCTTTTTGTTTATTTTATGCTTCTTTTTGTTTTCTGTTTGATATTAACGACCAAATAACCGATATTGCCAATACCGAACCTATGATGGCTAACGATATAGAAGAATCGAAATGGTAATATGGCATAATGATCATTTTTACACCGATGAACGCCAAAATAATTGCTAAACCGTAGTGTAGTTTAGAGAACATATCCATTGAATTTGCCAATAAAAAGTAAAGCGAACGCAATCCTAAAATAGCAAATATGTTTGATGTGTAAAGAATAAACGGATCGTCTGGTGCAATAGCAAAAATTGCAGGAATACTATCAACTGCGAAAACCAAATCGGTAATTTCTATAACAGCTAATGCAACAAATAATGGTGTAACCATTTTTACGCCGTTTTCTACCGTAAAGAATTTATCGCCATGAAAATCTTTGGTTACTTTAAAAAACTTGTGTACTAAACGAACACCAATGTTTTTAGACATATCTGCTCCTTCTTCCTCATCAGTATCAGAAGCCCATGATTTAATTCCTGCAATAATAAGGAATATACCAAAAATAAATAATACAACGTTTAATTGGCGTGGTTCGCCTGTTTCGGCATCAATTCCCAAAAATGATAATGTTACATAGGTTAGTTTTATTAATTCTACACCCGCAAAAATAAAAATCGCTCTAAAAAACAAGGCTCCTAAAATTCCCCAAAAAAGTACTTTGTGCTGATATTCTTTCGGTATCTTAAAAAATTTAAAGACTAGAATAAAGACAAAAAGGTTATCAACCGATAGTGCTTTTTCTATCCAATAAGCTGCTTGGTACTTTGCAAAATTATCGGTAATTCCGTAAGGTTTGTCTAAAACCCAATAAACAACGCCACTGAAAACCATAGAAAGGGCAATCCACACTATTGACCAAGAAAGTGCCTCTTTGTTTGATATGGTATGACTTTTCTTATTGAAAACACCTAAATCAAGCAAAAGCATTATTACAACTGCAATTGCAAAACCGCCAATTAGCCACGGGTGATTTATTAAATGATCATTTTTCATAGCGTATTAATCTAATTTATCTGTTAGTTTTTTAAATACTTTTTTAGGTTCTTTATTGTTGTACAGTATGTCGTAAACGGCATCAATGATCGGCGTTTTTGCTTTTAGTTCCAAATTCAT